TTTAAAATTTTTTGGAGATTTTAATGGTCAATCGAAAGGATCTTTGAAATTAACACGTACTATGACCGACGGTACAGTCAACATCGGCAACGGTCTGATACAACTTTCTGTATCAGTCCCTGCTGACGCCGTCTCGTCTGAGACTGACGCTCTTATCGATGACGCCGCTGCCTGGTTGGCAACAGCTAGCGCTAAAAGTCTGTTGGTTGATCGTAAAATTACGCAATAATATGCGTTTTCGATCAATTAACATTCTTCTAATCGCGGTAGGGTGCACAGGTTGTGCATCCATGTCAGAGAAAGAAGTCACTTGCATCACGAGCGCAACGCTCGTGTGTTTAGCAAACTCAGAAACTAAGGAGATCCGTAATGGATACACCCCAAAAGCCACGGCTCGTAATGAGCCTGAAGCAAGAGACGTCGAAGATATATTTTAATATTCTTCGGCTGTATTTATCGACAACGACCCTACCCAACAAGGATGCCCTCTTAGGGGCTGTTCGCGCACGCAATGTGCGCTACCTTCTCGGGTGGGCTGAGTCCGTGGATCCACAGATGTATGATTCACCTGCGAATTATTTCGCGGCAGCTCAGTTAGTCACAATGGTTAAGAAATACCCTTTTCCTAAGGAGCTAGCTTCCTGGTTAAACCCAGAAGCAACAGCAATCCTAGGATTCCAAGCAGCAGAAGAACGCTGTAAGGAGGTAAATCTTCAACGGACTGAAAGACGACGAAAGAAGTCTTTCAATCAGTATGAGTGTTTTGCTCATACTGCCCGCAGGTATATTCAACGAGTTCTGGGCGACACGCCCGATCTTGCCAAAATATACGACCTTTGCGACTTTTCCCAAGGCGCAAGTGTCGGTGTACATGGTAATAAAACCAACTTGATGCGTAAAGTTTTCGCAGAAAGTTGGTCTGTGTCACCGTCGTGCTTAGTACATGCCACGCACGCGCTATGGAGAAACTTCCATTTGCGCACCTTGATTCTTGATACTCATGAATCGGGGTATACGTGTCACGACCCCAGAGCATTCGCTCAAAAGGTTGTTGGCCGTGCAAAGCGTACACGATATAATAAAATAACGTTTGTACCAAAAACTGCGAAAACCCATCGGGCTATCGCGGTTGAACCCATGCTTAATGGCTTCGTACAGAAAGGTGTGGATCAGTTCATGCGGCAGCGTTTGCTGCGCGTAGGAATTGACCTTAGTGATCAATCTAAGAACCGCCGCTATGCGCGGATTGGTTCATTAGGAGGTCACAACCCTTATGTTACGATTGACTTGTCGGCTGCCTCTGATACAATAAGTATCGAGACTGTTCGACAGCTCTTGCCACCCCAGTGGTTCGATTTCCTTTCAGAAATTCGATCCACGCACTACTCAATTAACGGGGCCGATGAATTGGCCTACGAAAAGTTTTGTAGTATGGGGAATGGGTTCTGCTTCCCACTAGAGACTTTGATTTTCTCGAGTCTCTGCTATGCTGTATTGGACCACTGTGGAGCCGATAGGTACGATTTTTGTACCTATGGGGATGATATTATCATCCGCCAGTCTTACGCGTTACTTCTCATCGAAGTATTGAGTGAGGCCGGTTTCACTGTGAATAAGGAGAAATCCTTTATCACTGGACCCTTTAGAGAAAGCTGTGGAGCAGATTGGCACGGAGGGCAGGACGTTCGTCCTGTAGTATACGACGAGGCTGTGACGGATAACCGTTCAGCCATGGCGTTGCACAACTCATTTTTACGTAGTAAGATTTGCGAAGAGGCTTCATTGCCTATTCGTGAGTACTTACGCTCAGTTTCATCCTCTCCTTGGATGAGACCGGGTCGGGAACCGGGAGACACTTGTTTCTCAGTTCCTATGGACGTAGCCATGAGTTCACCCACCGTTTGGTGGGATAGGTTGAATCAAGCTCTGAGGTGGCGCGAATTTCGCGTATCACCCGTGCAAGATAAAGCCTTACTTGGTGCAGCAGAATATGGTAATATTCTACTTACTGCGGTTCTCCGGGGATCTGATTCCCGAAAACCCTTTTCCCTTCGCTATACATACACCGTACGAAATGTAACAATCTCCCGACCACACAGAAATGAGTGGCACGGGGAATTGGAAACACTTAGAGAAAAACTCACTGCTGACTGGTCGCCAATTTTATTGGCGGGTATTTAGCTCAAATTAATGTAATATTAAGGAGGGCTATTATGCCTATTTCCAGAAACAGTTCGTATTTCACTCGGTTAGTGAACCAACGCTATAACCTCAGTTTCATCTTTCCAGATGACAACCTCGGTTTTGGCGATGCATCCGGCGAGATGTCAGCTTTACGCTGTCACTCTCAAAAAGGTGCATTGGTTCATGAACATCTCGTTCGCTTGCGTCGCATTTTCTTGTTAGAGAAAAACGTTACAGACCCCGACATTGGTTTTCTAGCTTATGACATATCGTTTGAGGAAGAATGTTTCTTTCTCAAAACAACAGACGCCGAGTATCTCGGCCGTCTGCGCGATCTGTATATGCGGGAAATCCTAGTCGACAATGACATCCTTGCGGGTGTCACTGAAGTCTTACGTATCTCTCTATCTTTTAAATGTGGCCTAGCATGGTCTATGTCCCACAAACCAGTTGTACTTCTCCCGGACGGTATTACACCGTACGCAAGAGTTGGTAGCTTAGGGGCTAAGGTTCTCCTCGACCTAGTGTTAGAAAATAACGCTATGTTTTGGGACCTGATGCCTTTTAGCTTTAAGACCAAATGGTTTGAATAGGACGTGCACATTCACCGCCAAAAGGTAGCGGTGTTTCGGATCTCTTTGTCCGGCCCTTTCCAGGCCCGGCATCCCGAGTTCCATTGGAGACAATGGCTTTAATCATTGTTATAAAGGGTGCTGCTCGCAGAGC